ATCTTCAATCTACATATAACATTACTTTGCAGCAATACGATGAGATGCTTTTGGAGCAAGATAGTGTATGCGCAATCTGCGGTTCAGATGACCCAGGTCATTACGGAAGGTTTTCTGTAGACCATAATCACGAAACTAATGAGGTGCGAGGACTTCTTTGCAATCAATGTAACGTGGGATTAGGCGCTTTACAGGATAGCCCTGACATACTCTTGAAAGCAGCTCAGTATCTACTTGATAAAGGTAATTATGGCAAGTCGCACGTCTAAATACTACAAGGCTAACCCCGAAGCTAAGGCCAAACGTCTTAAGCAACAGGCCGCCTACAATAAGACAAAGGACGGTCTTAAAATCCGTACCGAAGCCAACCAGCTTAATCGAAAGCTCGGAACATATGGTAATGGTGATGGTAAGGACGCTTCCCACACAGGACCAGATCGGGGTAAACTGGAATCACCAAAGGTAAACCGTACCAGACCTCGCCGAGGTAAGAAGTATGGCTGAGGCGTTGAAGATTAAACCATCACCACAGATTGCTCGTACCCTTAAGTTGTTAACTGACGGTACGATGTCTAAATGGAGTAATGGTCGTATCCCAAAACTAACCAGGGACCAAGCTATTGGGTTCACTGCTAACCTGATTCAAGAGACTGGTTCTGCTGACCTTAGTAACCTTGATGTTGTTGAGGGTGGTAGTGGAGCAGGTCGTGGTGCTGGTCAATTCACTGGTGCTAGGCGTACTGCTTATGACCAGTGGGCCAGTAGGTATCCAAATAGGAATAACCCTGATGCTCAACTGCAGTACATGGCTAAGGAGTACCGTGGTGATTACGATCCCAATGGTAACTCACTGGTGGGGTACACGCAGTCCTTCGAACGTGCTCCTGCGAAGGGTACGCCACAAGAGCAAGCAGTGTACTTCAGTAGGAACTACTTCAGGCCTGGTGAACCACACGAGGATCGCCGTGCTAATTATGCACAGCAACTAAATCAAGCGTATCCGATTGCTGCTCCCATGTCGATTAAACCAAAACCAAAGGTCAACAAACCCATGAAGATCTTTGGTATGACTCTTCCTTTTTAATCAGTAATGTGACTCCCCTGTTCCCAAGTCCTGATCACTACCTCCATAACCTAATAACGATGACAAGCTCTGAAGCAAAGAGGCTACACCGTCGTGCAATTAAGGAATACTTCAATTGTCAATGTGTTTATTGCGGAGAAACTTATGAACTACATGAACTTACACTTGATCACGTTCGCCCTAAGTGTTTTGGTGGCGAAGACCTTACATCAAATTTGGTCCCCAGTTGTAGGAAATGTAATCAGGCTAAGGGCAGTAGAAATTGGTTACAATGGATGAGGGACACATTCGGTCCGACACATAGAGAAACACTTATTCTATCACACATTAACTAACATGGACAAGATGATGATGAAGGGCAAGGCCAAAGAAGCCAAGGAAATGCACAATAGCCGTGGTAAAGAAGTGGCTGAGCGTTACATGAATCAAGAGAAGAAAAAGAAGGAAGGTGGGTCTGCTGTTGTAGGGAGCTGAGTTGTGGCCGACAGACTGGAACAGAAAAAAATCCTGACTGACCGCCTCAAGCAAGTTGTATCTAGATACGCTGAACTTCTACCAGAGGAGCAATCTATTGCTGGCCTTAAAGATATATCTAGAAAACTTGGAGAATTTATTTCAACGCCGGCTGCGTCACCAGCGTGGGACTATGATGCTCTATTAAAACTAGATGGACCTGCTTTATTTAGAAAAATTCATGGTGCGTGGGGAGCAGGTCAACGCACTGATAAGGGGCAATTACTAATCCAGCCAGGGTCCAAACAAGATGTAACTAATCCATTTACAGGTAAAGTATCTAAAAAAGACGTTAATCCCGGTACAAGAGTTCACCATAAAGTGCAAATTGCGTCTATTTGGAGATCTATTGAAAATCTTGATACCGATAGGCAGATTGCTTTAGTGGAAGCCCTTAATGATAGAGCTTATCAATTAGGTAACGATCCTAATAATCTCGTAGCTCTACTAGACTATACACATGAGTATGCTGGAGACAATGCAGCTCATGTGTGGGGTGATACTAAGGGGGCTCACTTTAGGACTAAAATAACTCCAGATATGCCATTCAATGAGCAGCTGGATGCCCTTATTGAAAACTCCATCAAACCTCAATATAAAGATATTTTTAGAGCAACTGCTCCTGGTACTGTGGAGTACGCTTATAGGCAGCAGCAAGAAACCGATTTTAGGAATATCACAGGTAAATCCATTGACAATGCTGCGCCAGAGGATAGGAAAAAATTCGGTGAATGGTTAAAAGAACGTAGTGGATTGTCCATGGGTAAACGTGATGTTTACGATAGATCTTTGGTAAACCCGGAGAATCTTAGGACTAGAGACATCTACGAAACTCATTATCAAAATGCAGCAAGTGGTCAACGGAGCAGCGGTTTAGGGCCATTGAAAGGTCCTGAACGAAAAGCTTTAGATCAACTACTATTAACTGCTAGGGAGTCTGGTCTAAACATTAAGTCGTATCTAGCTAGCGCAAATCCTAGTCAACCCTTACCTGATCCTAGATCTAAAGAATACAAAGCTCTAGTCGCGCAAACTAGAGCTAATTTAGCTATTAAAACTGGATATCCTGTAGAGTATGGCGCTGGTCTTCCTATGCCATCACGTCAGTTTGTCAAACAAAACGCCTTAGGTGTTGGCACTGGAGCGGCTATTGGTGCCATTACACCTGAATCTGCTTATGCTGCTGGTAAAGGTGATTGGAGGACTGCTGCAGTAGAGGGAGTTAAGGCTGCAACGACTGGTGCTGTAGTTGGTGGAGCTACGCAGGCTGCTCTTACTTCTTTAATGCCGAGGGCAGCTGCAGCTTTAACTAGTGGACCGGCTGCGCCCTTAGTTGCTGGCGTCAGTGCTGGTCTAGCTTTACAAGATGCTGCTCAAGCATTTAGAGCCGGGCAAAGCGGTCGTTCTATTCCACTTCAAAGGAAAATTGAGCAAACGCAACAAGCTAAACGTCGGGAACAAGACGTAGCTACATTCCGTGCTGCAATGCCTGGTCCAGCTAGTAACAGACGTATGCAAGCAAACTTGTCTGGTAACTTATCACCACAACAGATTGAATCGTTTAGAGCTGGTGGTGGTAATGCTGCTATGATGCGCGATGGATTGTCTGTACAACAAGTTATTGAACGCGGCTCATCGTTACGACTTAAAAAGATCGTCAACAGTACTATTCGAGATCAAGTTTAAATAACTACCAGAGGCCCCTCTACGACCCTGTAGGGGGCCCTTTTTACTACCCTAGTACCATTTACCGTGAATGATGTTTTAACAGCCCTGCGGGGCGATTTTAAGCTGTTTCTTCAAGCACTGTGGCAGCAACTAGACCTACCCTCTCCGACAAGAGCGCAGTACGCTATTGCTGATTACCTACAGCACGGTCCCAAACGACTACAGATCCAAGCATTCCGGGGTGTTGGTAAGAGCTGGATTACTGGTGCCTTTGTGTTGTGGACACTCTTCAATGATGCAGAGAAGAAGATCATGATCATCAGTGCATCTAAGGAACGTGCTGATAACATGTCCATTTTCCTACAGAAGCTGATCATTGAGACACCGTGGCTAGTTCACCTTCGACCAAAGAGTGATGACAGTCGATGGAGCCGTATCAGTTTTGATGTTAACTGTTCACCTCACCAAGCACCTTCCGTGAAGTCGGTGGGTATTACGGGACAGTTAACTGGTAGTCGTGCAGACCTGATGATTCTTGACGACATTGAGGTTCCGGGCAACTCAATGACTGAGATGATGCGGGAGAAGTTATTACAACTATGCACTGAGGCAGAGTCCATTCTTACACCAAAGAAGGACAGTCGTATTATGTACCTTGGTACACCACAGACAACCTTTACCATCTACCGTAAGCTGGCTGAGCGTAACTACCGTCCCTTTGTGTGGCCCGCTAGGTATCCCCGCTCCCTCAGTAACTATGAGGGCCTGTTGGCTCCACAGCTACAGGAAGACATCGATGTTGGTGCCGAAGCTTGGGATGTGACAGATCCGGATCGTTTCTCTAGTGAGGACTTGGTAGAACGTGAAGCTGCTATGGGTCGTAGTAACTTCATGCTTCAGTTCATGTTGGATACTACCCTTAGTGATGCTGAGAAGTTCCCACTTAAGTTTAGTGATCTTATCATCACTGCAGTTAACCCGACACAAGCTCCAGACTCTGTGGTGTGGTGTAGTGATCCACGTAACGTACTCAAAGACCTGCCAACAGTTGGGTTACCTGGGGACTACTTCTACAGTCCCATGCACCTCCAGGGTGAGTGGAGTAACTACACTGAGACCATCTGCTCTGTGGACCCAAGTGGTAGGGGTAGTGACGAGACTGCAGCAACATACATATCACAGAAGAATGGCTTTCTCTACGTTCACGAGGTACGAGCGTATCGCGACGGTTATAGCGATAACACACTTCTTGACATCCTGCGTGGGTGTAAGCGGTACAATGTTACTAAATTACTCATCGAAACCAACTTCGGTGATGGTATCGTCGCAGAACTCTTTAAGAAACACCTGCAGCAGACTAAGCAAGCAATAGATGTAGAGGAAGTACGGGCCAATGTGAGGAAGGAAGATCGGATCATTGATGCTCTGGAGCCCGTGATGAACCAGCACCGCCTTGTTGTTGATCGTAAGGTAGTGGAATGGGACTACAGTTCAAACAAGGATGCAGCACCAGAGGAACGGTTGCTGTATATGCTGTTCTACCAAATGAGTCGTATGTGTCGTGAGAAGGGAGCCGTTAAACATGACGACCGACTTGACTCCCTTGCACAAGCTGTTAAATACTTCACCGATGCCATGGGTATTAGTGCATATGAAGCAGTCAAGATGCGTAAGCAAGAGGAGTGGAACGACATCCTGGAAACATTCATTGATGACCCACAGGCAGCTACCAATCACCTCGTAATGGGGTTTAATTTAGACCAACGCAGACAAGCACGGGGTAAAACGACAAAACGAGTCGTACCAACGTGGATCAGCTAAAAATGTTCGGCAGTGAACATTCTTTGTAATCCCTTCCAGCAGAACGGAAGATGAGATCCCACCCGTAAAGGCAGATGTGGAGGGTGGACCACATTTGTCGACGAAGGAAGAAGTAGACCTGTCTCTAACAAGACACATCTACTTCTTCTCTTTACTAATGTCCCTGGGAAAGGACATTCAGTAAGTACTGAGTAAATCCCAACGACACAAACATCCACTAACTTGTACTATTACTAAGTTAATACTGTGAGTACTGTATAAGGAACGAAGTTCTTATTACTGTCTCTACTGTTATTAACTCTCCCATTACCTCCGTTGGTTATGAGTAGAACATATCGTAAGACTCCACTACGTAATCCGTTCCGTCATCCACGTACCTTTAACGAGTTAAAGAATAGAAAGTACTTGGATTCCGAATATACGGTAAGTACTCGTAAACGTTATATCCCTACAGCATGGGATGATATTACTGCTTCCTCTATCTACCAGAACGACCACCACCAATGACTCATACCGCCACCCTGGTACACATCACACCTAAAGCTGAAGAGCTTATCTCTTACATGGCAAGGGTATCAAACCCATCCAACCAAAGCAACACTGAGACAAGTGCTAAGCTTATTGGATACCTCATTAAACATAACCACTGGTCACCCTTTGAGATGGTGAACATGTGTGTAGAGATTGAGACAACAAGAAGTGTTGCAGCACAAATACTTAGGCACCGTAGCTTCAGCTTCCAGGAGTTCAGTCAACGGTACGCAGCAGTCACTGAACCTGCAATCGTACCTGAGCTTCGCCGACAGGATACAAAGAACCGACAGAATAGTATTGATGATCTTGATTACCTCCGACAAGATCTCTACTCCGCAAAGATCCAACACCTCTTTGATGAGTCGTATCGTCTTTACAACCAACTGCTTGAGGAGGGGGTAGCTAAGGAATGTGCCCGTGAGGTACTACCGCTGTGTACACCGACACGCCTGTATATGAACGGTACAATCCGGTCTTGGA